TCCAGAGACAGTACAAATCGCCTCAGGTTCAGCCACCGGGTTCCCAAGAATTGTGACAGATCCAGCCCCCTGCTCTCTCTCTGTGTCTTTCGAGTGGGAAGTGCCTTTTTCATTTGCTTCCCCCTCATCATACACCGAAAATTGCTGGCGGATAATGGCATCCACATCACTGACGGATGTGGGGACAGGAACCTCGACCCTCTCACCTTTTTTGATGTCGAAATACGAAACCCTTGCTTCCTTGTACTTTGGCCGGGCGATAACTGGCTGGATGTTCCCGCTGATGAGGTTCTGGCCAACAATGGCAGCAACGGGCGTCAAAGGGCGCCCGGAGACCGACAGGCCCTCATTCTTGCCCACCATGAAGCACTGATTACCGATCACCTTGAACGTGCCACCAACCTCCTTGGATACCCGTTGCGCCCACGAAACAAAGCTTTCGTTTTGCTGGATCCAGTAATCCCGCGTCACACCGGCGATCGACCCTGATACTGTTGCAGCCAGGCCAGCCTTCCCAGCCCAATTGGACGCGACAGAGGACAAAGAGGTTTCATCTTCATGCTGGAGTGCTGGTTGCTTCGCCTTGCTCTCCTGATCCATTGAGCTGCATGAGATTGACATACGCCGGCCGCCGCCCTTGTCGATCTCACAATCGACCTCAGACACAAAGCCGATGAACACCAGCACACCATTGAGCGATATGTTGACCGGAGATTTGGTGGCCGGGATGAACATGCGGCCATATGCGTCTTCAACGCTGATATCCGCCGAATCCGCGGTGCTGCCGGCATCCTTCTGGACGCTGAGGCTCAGCAAGTGCGGACTGATGCGGCTTGTGACGTTCGCACCGCCTACAGAGACGCTATAGCTTCCCTTGATTACCGGCATCTCAGTCCCAAAGCCTTATGATGTCCCTTTCCGCATCTTTCTCCTCAAAGAGAGAGACAGGGATTTTGATGACCGTACCAACCGGCAGGATCAGGCCAAGGCTGGCGAGATCCTGATTGTAATCAAGGATCGTTTCGATATATCCGGCAGGCTGGGCGTTAAACAAGCGCCAAACGATGGTCGAGATGGTCAACCCCTCGGTCTTTACGGTTTCCTCGATGACGGTCTCAGACATCAGAATAGCCTCAATATTGCGCCGGCAAGACCGCTTCCGGGGGTGCCTACAGCGATCAGATCAACAGTGAAGGTGATCCTACGACCCACACCGCGGGAGTTTAGATGTTCCTCCTGGGTTTCGATAGTGTCGATGATAACCCAGCCAAGCGGCCGGAAATCGCCCCTCATCAACGGCAATGGCGTCTGTGCAGCTCTCGCCGCCTTCAGAGCTGATATGCCTGACAACCCACCGAAATGCTCCGGATGGATCACCCCGGAAAGCGTGAAGGTCGACTCTTCATCGCCCATGAGCTCGTATGTTGGCGGCGCGTTGACGACATCGTGCTTTGCAACAGAAGTCTGCTCCGAAGAGCTGGTTTCAGTCAGGTTCACCACCAGGTCGAAAACTACAGGGCCAAGAGACATAAGCATTACGGTGCAACTCCATAGTCCGCGTAATTCCTGCGCATCGCCCTGTCAGTCGCCGCGTTCGCCCGTCCAGCCGCGCCCGCCGCTCCATTGAGCAATTGGCTCAAGGTTCTGGCCTTGCCAATAGCGACATCAATCGAAGTCGTGTCAACAACCGGCTGAGCCGTTACACTCAGGTTTTGCTCGATCTCTCCACCCGCCTGCCGGCTATCGTTGATCATCTGGTCGATGCCAAGTTTGGATTTAGCACCGGAATGGATATCCCCAGCCGGAGTATTATACGGGCTGGTATATTGACGGATTGAAGAACCTTTTGAGAACCTGCGACCGGGCCCGCGTTCCCATCCTTTTTCCTTCCAATACTGAGACACAGCGTAATCCGACTGAGCCTGAGCCCTTGATTGATCGGTGCTTCCTCGAAGACTGAGGCCAACCGCTGCAAGCAGGCCACCCTTGCCCAGCAATGAGGCCATAAGCCCTTTCCCGCTCTTGATGCCACCTTTCGAAGATCCACCATCGAGCACACCAGCGCCCGCCTGAGCGACGGCTGCCCTCTGAAGGGCTATCGCAGCGGCGTTGAGGTTCGTGCCCGCCGTAATCAAGCCCCATGCCCAGCTACCGACCTTGTAGCCGGCATACCCGGTTGCGGCCAGACCGCCGGCAAAGCCGAGCCCCCCAAGTACGGGGTTGTCCTCAAGCGTTGATGAGAGCGAATTGATCCCATTCGTAAGCGAATTAAGACCAGCGCTGATCGTCTCCATCGGCATGACCGCCGCGGACAAGTTCTGGAGCGATTTGACAAACCCCTCCCATGCGATGAATGGATCTTCGTACCTTGCCTTGTCCGCAGCGCCAGTGCCCATCGCGCGGTTGTAAAGGCCTATCGTCCTTTCGATTTGCTCCTGCTGCGTGATCATGCGGGTTAGTAAGCCGGTCGCATTCGTGTTCCCGGATGTTTTACCAACTGCAGTCGCAATGGCGGTCTCGTCGGAAAGGTTCACGCCATCTTTTTCGAGGGCAGGAACCAGGTGCTTTTTGACCCATTCGTATGGGTTGCGCCCGAAAAGATCTGGTTCGATCAGGCCATTGTCCGTCCGGATGCCGAGTCGGGAGCGCTCTTGCAGGTACTTCTTCCCACCAGCCGAGCCTACCGCTTCAAGGACAAACGCCTTGAACGCCATACCCAAGGCATTACCGGCAGTGTCCGGGCCCATGTCCTGCATGAACGCTGGAGATATGGCCAGGAATTCAGGGGATAGAGCTGGGCCTGCGACCTTTGACCGGCGGGCAAACTGGAATACCTTGCCGGCGTCAAATTCCAAGCCCTCGATCTGGGAAGCGCGCGTCATCGCCTCGATCATCTGATGGACAAGCTCAACGCCCTTTTGGCCATCCTTGTTGACGCCAAGGTTGTCGAGACCTCTCAGCAAGCCGGAAAGCTCATTGATTGCCACGTCGGCGCCCTTGGCAGATTGTAGGGTGACATAGGCCTGCACCATTTTGTCCAAGACCTCTAGGCCGCGATTGGTGTCGCCCATCAGGTTCCGGGAGATTCTGCCCATCTCCATGGTGTCAGTGGTGTTGATCGAAGGGTATCGCGTAGAAAGACTGCGGGACCGCTCAGCGATCTTTTGCTGTTCCTCCGGGGAGATATTCGCCATATCCTGACGGAACAACTCTCGCTCTCTGGAAGAGCCGGCTGTTGCTGCGAAGCGAACGCCCAGGCCTGCCATATAGACACCGGTGTACGCCCCAAGAGCGACATAGGCCGGCCGCATAGCCATTTGAAGCGCCCTTTGAAGACGATGTGCCCGACGCTCAGTTTTCTCGATTTCCGCTCTTACGGTGGCAAAATGGCCGACCGTTGCAGCTTTCCAACCAGAGATCTCTGACCGCTTCAATGCTCCGGTAAGGTTTCGCCGGCGGATCTCGCTCTCAAGACTTATCCAAGAGCGTCGAACGGCGTCCATCTCGCCGCCGCTCAGTTTCAATCTGTCAAGCTGTCTCTGGAATCCAACGCCCCATGGAGCGGAGCTCAGCCGCTTAGCACTAGCTTCAATTTGCCTCATCGAGGCTGATACGCTGTTTGCGGTGCTTTTTGCCTTCCCGGACATCTGGTCCTGAAGGCGAAGTATCAGTTCTCCAATGAACGTGCGGGCCATGGGATGTTTATTCCTTCAGGCGGGCTGTTTGGGGTTACAAGCTGCCCTCTGTCTAAATTGATACCATCAATGTAATAGTCGATGATATCATGAAAATCCATGGCCCGGACATCGCCGATAGGGGTTGAGAAGGTCTTGGCTACATATCCGATGTATCGTCGGATTGCCCAGGGTTGGATGGCATAAACTCCCTCAACCGGAGGGGAAAAAAAACCCACCCCTCCTTATCGACTTTGAAGCGATCATCATCGTCCATCGCATCCCAGACCTCGATAGGACAATCAATCATTGGGGGCATGCCGGCGCCTTCGCCGTTCCTGATCCGCTCTAGGAAGTCGTCAACTTCCGCCCCAGAGCAACGCTTAATATCGACGGACTCGTAAATCTTGCCATCGAATTCAACAGGCCAATCCAACTTGATCGCTTTCCGCCGGGGACGATCCGATATGATGCGGGCCGTCTTCTTCTCGAGGGCTTGCTCCGCAGGCTCCGGATCTGGCGCCTGCGGATCTGGTTTATTTTCGGGGGATTCAGACATGGCTTACTCCTTACTGGAGACCGAGGTTCGACGCCCGGCCCTGGAAAATTGGGATTTCATCAATCCTTACACCAGATGGACCGGCGAAGTAATCGAAATAAAACCGCTCCTGCTGGGCATACATGAGCTGATAAAACATAATCTCCTTGATTTCGTAGGTCGTGTCCGATGGGGATGATTTCTCATACTGCCCAAAGTCAGCCTTGACCATCCGACCATCAATGATGGCCTTCAGCTCAATATCGGCGTGTGTGCGGGCGTTCTTGATGTTGCCGCGCACGGTGTACTTCTTCCGCCCGCCCCCAGCGTTCATGAAACTATTCATGACATCCGGGTTGAAACCTTGAAGCTCGAAACCAAGGGTGAGGGCATTCATAGTCCCCAGCCCAAGCTCAACGGAGGCCATTGCGCCCCCGCCGGTGTGCTCAGTCGTCATTTCCTCCAAAGAGGGAATTTTGACATTCTTGATCCGGAGAAACTGAGATTTCGTCGGATCTTCGTCACCAACAAACAAGTTGGCGGCGTCCATAGTCAGAAGTGTTGCAGACACGATGGCCCTCCTTACGCCGCGACTTCAGTGCCAAGCTGGATTGCAATATTGCGAACCAGCGTTTCCAGAGCTTCGCGGTGGCGTCTGGACCGAATGATGATTTTCCGGAGAACAGGCGGCTCCTCGCCCTCAAATGTGAGGTCAAGATTGCCAAGGCGCAATTCTTCCGGAAGGTTGGCATCTGGATCAAAGCTTACGCGGTAATCCAGAAGGTGGTTATCAGAGCGAAGGCGAGACGCTGCGCTCTCGATGGTGTTCACGACGGCCTGGACTGTCTGGGTGGTGATGTTGTACCGGCCGAGATAGATCCTGAGAGCCTTGACCTGCATCAATTCCAGATAGTCGCGCATGCGGACCACGTTGCTGAACAGCCACTCCGTCTCAATCGACATGGTGTCTGTCCCCCAGAAGCCGAAACCGCCATCTGTGAGAGCTCCATCGAACCCAAGCTCTCCACGGAACATGATGCCCGCCGAGAATGTAAGGAATTCCTGACCTTCTGACGACTCGTCAATGATCGAGAACGGGATCGAAGGAGTCACACCAAGAATGCCGTAGATCTGCTGGTTCGCGGCGGACTTGGAAGGAATGCCATCGCTTTCACTGTCACGGCGGACATAGAGGCCGGCGATGTATGGCGACGCCGGCTTGCTGACAACCGTCTCGCCCTCCTGGACTTTCACATCCTGATGCAGCGGGTGGAAGACCCGCATGCTCTGCGGCAGGGTCTCCAGCCAATCAAGGTAATTCTGGCGGGTGTCCGTCGGGCCTTCAGGGATAAAGTTCCCGCGCAGACGATCGCAGATTGTTGGCATGGCAGCGCATACAGCGTTCGCAAGCTGCTCCAGCGTGCAGTTCACGGTCTGGCCGGTCAGGTTCGCTGATGCTGAGAAATCGAACGTAGGAGCAACGGTGTAAACGCCACGGTTTGTGATCGAGATGCTGGTGATCGCGCCAGAGGTAACGGTGAATTCACCTGCTGCGCCTGACCCCGTTCCACCGGTGAAGGCGAGAGCGAAGGTTCCATCCGTGCCGCCAGATCCGGGCGCCGTGATAACAGGATCCGCAATACCGCTCTGGGATTGGCTGGTATAGCCAGGAGCGATGAGAAGACGAGGCGTGACCGCCAATTCTTCCGGAGCGTTCAACAGCGCCCACATGCCGGTCTGATTGCCTTCATTACCAACAATATTGCCAATGACGGTGAATGGGTCGGCATCATCCTCGACGCGAACGACAACACATCGCACTGCCTTGGCATTCTGCCCAACCTGAGCGGACAAACCAACAAGCGCATCCTCGATCGTACCGCCGTCGCCAAGAGCGGTCCGCATGGCGGATTCGTTGGTCTTGACCAGAATCGGTGTGTTCAGGGGGTAAATTTCAGCGTCAGCATTTGGCGCTGTGCCAACGATGCCGACTGTACTCATATCAGCGCCGAGGACCGTTTGGGCCTCGATGCCATCGCGGATATGCTTAATGCCCGCAACAAGTTCAGCCATTTCGACTCTCCTTAGTTCGACCAGCCCACGGTCCTGTTTCGGGCACGGTATCGGGGGAGTGTGATACTCTTTTAAGCGTTATTGACCAAAACTGCCAACCCCATGATGATGGCCCACCACTTTTTACAACCATCGGCAAGAAGAGCTGCGGTAAACTCAGCGGATGCAGTTATCGGGGAATATTCGCCATCGTTGTGCATGCTGTCATGCAGTATGGCCGCCTTTGCAAGGCGCGCATCGCCCCGGTCAATCGCCCATCGCCCCCACCATGGAATGGAAGCAAGATCTGTCTCGAACCCTGGCTTGACCTCGTAAACGTGGCCTGAGTCTTTTTTTCCAATTTCCCAACGCAAGGGCGACATCAACTCCCACCGCCCATCTGGCAGTGGCTTCAGTACGACTTCTTGCGTGTAGAAAGACATCAGGGCCAATACTTGTCGTCGGTGTAATCGAGCGGGATCGGGTCAGAATCCTTTACCGCTTTTGCGGCGAATATATGCGCTGATTCATGTTTGGCGGCAACCTGCCCGAATATGAAAGCATCTAGGGCGCTCATGACTACGGGTGTGTTGTCGGAGGCGATAAACGCAAACGGCGTCACCCCATCGGCGGGATCGTGCCACAAAGTGTCAGTGGGGCTCTTTCCGCCGATACTCATTGCGAAGCCGGCAAGAGATGCGGCGCCGGTAACACGCTGCTTTGAAGCCTCATCGAATTGAAAAATGCTGCCATTGAAATTGAAGCCAGCGGCAATACGGCGATCGCGCTCGTTGTTCACATCCTGCCGGGTGATGACCACATCTTCATAAACCGGCACGATTGTTGGAACGCCGCCGACAACATCGACAGATCTGGACACTTCCACCTTCCCTGCAGGTGGGTCTCCAGGATCGGCAAGAGCGAAAAGGCCGATCGCGTTAAGATCCGCCTCACTCCAGAGATTTTCAATATTGCGAGGGTGACGAATATCCCCGATCGCCTCACCCTCCCACTGGAC